AAGCACATATCCATCATTGCATCTTTTCGAGCATCGTTTAGATCGTCATACCACTCAAAGGATTGCAGTAGTTCTGCTTCGACACGTTGCAAATCATTGGCTAATAAGTAATCAATCTCGTCATCAGATAAACCTAAGCCACCACCAGAATCGATGTTACGGCCCACGCCAATAGTGATTTTCCCAGCAGAACATTTATAAGCGTAAGTTTCTACGGATTCATGCGCTCTCAAAATCTCTATAATATTACTCATGCTGCTGCCTCATCGTATAACTGAGTTATACCTACTCTAAATCGCTGGGTTTCTCCCCACACTGGATCGTATATCACGGCAGACATTGAACGGCCTGACCCATAACCTGCTTGGTGGTGGTATTCGTCAACGGCTGCAAGACTGTTCCAGCTTTCAAACAGCATGGCCCCACCTACCTCAGACTGCTGTTTGTGGTGGATGTGGCCTAAGTGACAATATCGGGCTGTGGTGTCGCCCCAAAGTTTGGCGTGATTTCTTGTAAAATATTCATAGATGCGTTGATGCTTGATGCCTTTATCGCCATGATGACTTGTTAGTAATACGCTTTTATATTGGTAGTGAATGAATTTTGAAACATTAGAAAGTACATTTACTCTTGGTTCATCTTCATAAAAGACGGTTAACATGGAATTTATTACCATGCTTAGGTCTTCATCGTGATTTCCGCGTGTGTTCATTAGGGTGACTTTTTGGTTTAGCTCCAACGCCCACTCAACGGTTTGTCTATAGATTCTTACAGCCGATTCCACCGAGTCAATCCAGTGACCCGAACTGTCTAGGCTTGTCCCTGCCGCCGTGATATTTGGCGTATTACAGTGCAAAAAATCACCCACGTTTAGAAGCAAAAACTCAGTACCTTTTCCGCAATTAGTAATCAATTGCTTAATTGCTTGAAGGGTTACTGTTTCAGCGATATTGAGGTTCCAATCGCCTCCCCCATAATTGCGTTTTACCAACATACCAATATGGGCATCACCGATAATTACAGTAGCTAGGCGCTCTTTAACGGCCTTGTCAGGCTTTAATGGTAACGGCTTGTACTTGGTTAGTTCTTGGCTTAAACCGCTTGCAACGCCCTCAAGATCAGCGACAAGGCTTTCTTTCTTTAGATCACTCTTGACCCATTGGCGCAGAGGTTCCCCTGTCCGTAAATCGTAGTAGGTGGAGATACCCTTAGCGACATGAGTTGATGGGGTTGGGTGTAAATAGCTAAATTCTGGTGCCCACCCACGTTTCGCAGCTTGTTCTTTAGCGCGTTTAAGCGTCCGTTCTAAGCCTCTTGAATTAATGCCTAGTGCTGTAGCTGCCTTAGCTTGAGATCCATATTTCAATACAGCGTCAATAATCTCGCATTGGCGCTCGGTTGCAAATTCTTTAAGAGATTCCAGATCCATGAATAACTCCATTAAACCGATTACTTAATAATTGCCTTTCCATACTCGTAACTTGTCAAACTCGCCACTGAGCATTTTGCGCTTTACGACATCATCCATAGCTGGGTCATCCCAACCAATACCCGCTTCTTTAAGCCATTCGCTTATTAGTGCAGCGTCTATTACGCCTACCAACTTAGAATCACCAAAATCAGCATTGCCGTTCTGTCGTAACTCTTCTGCACGATCCAGCATAGGTGTCCAATCCTGCTGTTTAACGTGGATTAGCTTGCCGTCTTCTTCGTACCACTGCTCTGCAATCTTTGCCATAATATTTCCTTAAAAAAAAGGGATGCAGAAGCACCCCCTTGCGTATAACAAATATACGATTTAGCTGGTAGTACAGTCAGCGATCAAGCCTAACGCCTTTTCATTTCTGACGACCAAAGTGGATTCGCACAGAATTTGACGCTTCTCGTTATCGCCTGTTTTGCTTAACGCTTCGTTCTTCATTGCACGTAAAGATGCAAGTGCTAGCTTATCCTTCTGGATAATCCAAACATCTTTGGTGCGGTTATGACGAGAAGGGGTAAACGTAACACTGCCCCAAGGTGTCATATAAACATTTAACAAGTTTTCAACCTTGCCAGATGCGCCAGTGCTACGCTGGTTGTTGTTACCAGTAAAGCCAAGTGCCTTATTCATCTGGAATGTAGACAAATAAACAGTATCTGGCTTTCCACCTTCTGCCCAAATTTCTTGCATGCATAAATCAAAATCTGCCTGCGAAAAAATTGTGGCCGTCCCGTCTGTACGAGCATCAGTACCGTTACCAGCAGGGTTAGCACCGTTAGAGCCTACGTTAGTTACGTTGGTCTTAACGAATGAACCTAAACCACCCATCTCACGGGCAGTAGTAGCATTACCAGCTACGCGAGCATTGTTAGCAAACAAAGACATCTCAATGTCAGTTTTTTGTTCAGCGGCAATTTTCACGATTTGGTAAGACATTTCTTTACCACGACCTGCATTGGTAACGCTTTCATCTGTACCTGAGATTACACAAGCGTTCTTGAATATCTGGGTGTAGTTTCCAAGTCGAGTTGTGGCTGTAACTGCATCACCAGCAGTATCGTTACCTTCGATATGAGCATTCGTTGCAATCGCTGCGCGGTTAGCATCGGTCTGCCATTCGTGTAAAGTGTTGGTTGCCGATACTTTAGCAATAGAGCTAAGTAAAGGAGTTTCTTCTGGGGATACGTTATAGATTACGTTCGACAAATCTTCACGAATGCCGACTGAATCGTATGTATCAAATGTGTTTGCTGGTTGTGCCATGATAATTTCTTCCTAAATAATTTAAATTAACTATTCAAACAATAACGCGGCTGCGTCTGCTACGCTGCCCGATCTTTTCAATTGTGACATTTGCTTACTGCGCTTTTTGCTATCAGATTCAGGTTGCTTTTTAGATCCAGCTTTCATCAATGGGCGGGCTTTTTTCAGTTTTGCTTGCACATTACTTTTCCCTTCCAATGACTGTCGCCACATCATACTTTCATAAAGAACGTGCATCGTTCGGGCATCTACCACTGAATTTATTTCAGCCTCAGTAAAATTACGCTTTTTGCCATGCTCAATAAGACTGTCCTTTAATTTTGGTGCTTTTTTAGCTTCTGCAAAATCGGGGATTAGTCGTTTAAGTTCTTGCTGCTGATTCTGCAAGTTGGCTTTATTAGCCTGTTCTTGCGCCTGCTGCATGGCTTGATGCTGCTGTCCTAATTGCTGCTGCTGATGCTGGTACTTGCCCATCTCTTCACGATAATTAGCATCTGCTTCGATGTACCCAAGCGGGTCATCAGCTAATAGCTCTTTCGTGGGTGGAGCAGGCTGTGCCATTACACCTTGCTGTTGAACCTGTTGCATAAGCTGTTCAAGTTGCGCTCTTTGCTGATTTAGCCCGTTATAGGCTTCCTCGGCTTGTTTGCGCACCTCTGCGTTTTGCTTCATGCCTTGTTGGACGAATTGGTTGCCGCCAAATCCTTTGATTAAATCTTCGAGAGTTACATGCGAAATTACTCCGTCAACTTTTACGGGGTGGAGCGCAGGCTCTTCTTGATCGTCTAGTTCATTATCAGGCTTATCATATTCATCACCGTCATCTTCATCTTCATCTTCTGCAATTTCTGCATCGTCATCAGAATCTTCATATTCGGCTTCCTGCTCAACCTCCGCTTCTTCTACTTCTGCCACTTCGGTTTCGGTAGTGTCTACTTCGGCTATCTCTGACTCACTAGGAGCCATAAGCGCCTCAACTGCACTTTCAATGCTTTGGTTAGTCGTTTCCACGGTGCTATCCTTTATTTACTACGCTTGTCTTTCATATCCTCATTCGTTATTACACGCTTGAGGGTATTCTCGAACTCATTTAAAGCCCTCGTCATTGCGTGGGCATCTTCTCTAGCTTCAGAATCATCTTTGCCAGATTGCAAGAACCTTTTTACCTGTTCTGCTCGTACACTATCAAAAACGGCAACAAAAGTATCATCGGCTAACAATTTCAAAGCCTGAGATTTTAAAATCATTAGATATTGCCCATTCTTGGTGATGCTTGCATGGCTCTAACCCGCTCAACGTCAACAGCACTGCCGTATTGGCCCAATATCCTAGCGGCCTCAATAAGTAGCTCTTGGTTCATTTTATCGCGGTTAAGGTCATCGCCCTGCTGCAATTCACGGTATTTAAGCTGCAATTCAGCCAATTCTTTACCCTGTTCGGATTGCATCTCAGCAGCCTTAACCTGCATATTGGCTTGCAGTTTGATTTGATCGCCCTGCATCTTGCCCTGCAACTTCATCTGCTGGCCCTGCATACTGGCCTGTGCCTTAATCTGCTCTGCTTGGATTAGTGCCTGTGCCATTGGGTCGCCCTGCTGACCTTGTTCTAATGCCGCTTGTTCTGCCTGTGCCGCCTCTTCTGCCATCTGAGCCATTAACTGCTGCTCGGTTTCTGGATTCATAGGTGCGTAATAGCGGTCTGCATTCTTAAACCCACTTAGGGCTAAGGTATCTGCTAATGTATTACGCATTTGTGTCATGCTAACAAGGCCATTAGTAGGGCCGTAGGTCTGCCAGATCTGCTGCTGTGTTTGGAATGTTTGCATTAGTGCGGCTGCTTTGACGTCTTCTTGTCCTGTCCCTAAACCTACGTTGATCTCCATATCCATCTCAATATCCCAAACACTTGGGTCTACTGGGACAAACTGCCCGTTCAGGCGCATCATCTGCTCGTCAGGAGAGTTTTTAACGGCTACGTGTAACATTAGCTGGAATAACCGCTTAGTCCCTTCAGCGAGGTTTCTAGCCATTACTTCAACCTGACCAGCGCCAGCTTGTGCAGTCAGTGCTGCGGCTGTAGCTGAAGTGTTTTGAAGCATATCTGGGTTTAGGCCCATGCTCATTTTAGTGATGCCTGTCTTCTCTTCAACTAGCATATCTAAGTATTGTAGGGCTGGCAGAGTTGAACCAGCTACAAATGGAACCGTGAGGGGGTTAACGGAACCAATCTGTTCTGATCGGATGATTGCGCCAATCTCGTTGTTTAGCACATCGTCCATTTCAACCATATCTTCGTTAACTTCAAGCCGAGGCGTGTTAACAAGGGCTACGTTGTCCAATATACCGCGTAGTACACTGGTCGTAGTGTCTTGGTCGTTTATTACCAATTCGGCTAGTGAGCGACCATAGAATGCGTGTGGCTCTGGGTCAACATGGAAGTCAGCAAAAGGAACTTTATCCCAAGGCTCCATATCCAATACTTCATAGCTTGTTCCACCGCATAAGAACTTATGCAGGGTTGGGATGCCATCACCTTCTGCATCAATACGCATATAGGCTTCGGTAACTATAATAGTACGCATAGAGGGATCGTTAGCTAGGCCGTCAGTCGTTTCTATAGATTCACCAAAGCGTTGGGTTTTCTCTACTTCGCCACTAACTCCACTGTCATCATTGCCAGATAAGCCGTCAATAACGTCTTCACTGTATCCCATAGCAACTAGATCGCCTGCACGTTTCTCTGTGCGGTGGCAAACAATGTAAGCGTCATCAATAGATTTAGCTGAACCGTCAATGTAGAACTCTTCTGGAGGGATACCCTCAATGACCATCTCACCTTCTTCAAATTTGTGAGAAATAACCATGCTGTGGGTATTGCTCTCTACTTCAAAGCCGCTTTCATCAACTTCAATCTCTACTTCTTGGCTATGCTCTACAACCTCAACACCATCTTTATTGACTAGGATCTGAACCTCTTCGTCAGATAGGTTCTCATAGGTGTAAGTCTTGGCAATGGTTTCTGTGTTCCACCATACCTTGGCTAGACCAACCTTCTTAACTAGAGAGTCGTGTATAGCATTACTTAGTATGTTATAGCCATTGCACTTGTTAAACACCCAGTGCGTGTAGGCCGTGGCTTGCTCTGCGTTAGCTACATCTTCTGGGCCTTTAGGTGTGAACTCCACAAACTTGTCGTTAGACATAAACACACGCATTAAGCTAGGCTTCGCACCACGCACTACGTCACGAACTTTGGTGGAAACTACCTTAGAGCGTCCATCTTCATGCTCTAGGTCTACAGC